TGGGCCTGTAAGACTTACGGGTTAAAAGATGCAGATTTAGAATTATTAATTTATTTAGATTGTAAAGAAAGATTTACACGACAAGAGTTTATAGACGGGGTTTATACATATTCATGGGATAAAAACCGTTGGGAGAGACTAAGAAGAGAAGGTTGGATAGAAGTTTGGAGGCATAGGAATCGTACTACTATAAAGTATTCTGTATTCAAAACATCATTTAAATGTTCTCAATTAATAAGTAGGATATACAGAGTACTTCTAGGTGAAGAAGATTTACCAACATCAGAAAGAAGTACATTTTATAATAACAAATCATATACAGATAAAGTTTATAATAAAGCTATAGATGATATGATTAAAGACAAAAACAGATAGTTATGCCATACGGAGACGAAAAATCATATTCTTTCTTTAAAATGAAAGGGTTTTCAGGATTTGGAAATTCACCAACAAAACATTTAACAGGTAAACATCCAGCTAAAGATGGGCATACGTGGGGATCTCACGCAAAAGAAGTTGCTAAAGGATTCGTACCTTTTGTAGGTAGTAATCCTGTTGATCCTGGTAAATCAAAAAAACATACAGTAAAGAAAATAGTTAAGAAAATAAAGAGTTTATTTTAATGGGATTTAAATTAGGGACAGCAAGACAACCATACGCAGTAAACGGAGAAATCAAAACTAAACTACGTTTTCATAGAGAAAGCGGTGGTACTGATGTATCCTTACCTGGAACCCCTGTTATTAGAAAAGACTTAGAACCTGGAGTTTTAGGTGAAGCCAATATGGATGGAAGTATATATATTAGCGACAGAATCATGCCGGGTAGTGAACAAGAGAGAAAAATAATTAATCATGAGATGCGACACTCTACAGATATGAAAATAGGTAAATTAGAGTATGGAGATGATTATGTAAAATACAATGGAGACACTTTTGCTAGAGAAACTATAGATGGTAAAGACATGATACTTGTTGAAGGGGAGTGGAAGGAAGCGGGACATACGGGTTTTCCTTGGGAAAACGACGCTAACAATGGAAATGAATAAAAATAAATTAAATTATGAGTATATTAAGTACAATATTTTCAGGTGGAGCTAAAGATCTTGTAGAAGGTGTAGGTGGAGTTATAGATAATCTACACACATCGAAAGAAGAAAAGTTAGCTGCTGAACAAAAAATAAAAGAATTAATCTCCAGTTACGAAATAGAAATGGAGAAAACAATAACAGATAGATGGAAATCTGACATGGCTTCAGATTCTTGGTTATCTAAAAATGTAAGACCTATGGTTCTTGTGTTTTTAGTAGTTAGCACCGTATTAATGATATTTATTGATGCTGGTGTTATTTCATTTAACGTGGAAGCTAAATGGACTGATCTATTACAATTAGTATTAATAACCGTGATCGGTGCTTACTTCGGTGGTAGATCACTAGAAAAAACAAAAAAATAAATAAAATGGGAAAATATTTCACAACAACAGTATTACCAGATATGGGTGCTGACGGTGCAACAACAGCTTTAAGTACGGCTTTTACAGATAAAGATATTTTATTCGATTGGCACGCTTTTGATATTCCTAGAGGAGGTGCTAGATTATTATCTATAACAAGTATTGTTCACGGAACAGATGGCGTTGATCAAGATATTGCAGGAGGAACTACTCTTGATTATGAATTAATATTTGCTAAAGATAGAAAAGGTGTAGCTCCACCAACTTTAGGGGTAAACAACGCTGGTGTATCAGGAGAAGGTTGGTATAACCATGTAATTGGTAGAGCTGTTGTTGATAGTTCGTTACAAGGAGATGAGGGAAATCTAATTAGATTGAATGTAGCAAGTACTGATTTAGCGTATAATGGTGGAGCAGGTACTTACGTGAACTGTCCACTTGTACTACAAGGTGACCAAGACGGTTATTATAGAAAAGATGGTTACGATAGAATATATGTAGCTGGAATTGCGTTGGGTGGACTTGATTTTAATACAGGCGTATTATTAAACGAGACTGACTCAGCTACATTAGCAGCTTTGGGTACAGCTGCTTTAGATGTAGATGGCACTGACCCTAGAAATGTATTCGCTGTAGGTGACGTAATTGTAGCTCAAGACGGTGCTACTGTTGGTACTATTAAATCTATACCAAGTGATGTATTGATTAATTTAGAATCAGCACACACAGACGCTTTAGCGAATAATGATGAATTTTTTCATCAATCACCAATTAGACTAATATTTCATTTCGAAAGATAAAAACAAATTAAATTAACTTAAATTAAATAAAATGGCAAAGAACACAACAAAGAAAATCAAAGAGTTGAAGGCTGAAAAACCTTCTAAAATTACAAATGAAGAATTAAATCAAGTACAATCAGTAATAAACGACATCAATAGAGCGCAATTAGAAATTGGTTCTTTTGAAAGTAAGAAACATAATCTTTTACACCACGTGGCTGTATTGCAAGAAAAGCTAGGTGAAATGCAAGTTGGATTTGAAAAGACTTATGGTACGGCTGATATCAATATACAAGATGGTACTATAAATCATAAAGAAGATGTCAAAACTGATTAGAAAAATTACTGTAGGTAAAGATTATAAAGAGAACGCTATGCATTATGCTGTTGGTCAAGAGGTTTATGGTGGACACACTATTTGTGATATTATAGAAGATAAAGACAAATACTCTATTTATATTAAGAAAAAGAACGATGTATTACCGTGGAAAGATTTCAACAAAAACATGGCAGTATCTATAGAATATAATCTAGAATACTAATGAAAGCACCTTTTGACTTTGTAATAGAGCCAAAAGGAAGTAGATATAACAATACTAAAAAAGTAGGAGGTAAAGACCTAATCCTTAATACCGAAGTCTTCAATCATCAATTTGTAAATAGAGAGGCTATTGTTAAATCTGTTCCTACAGCTTTTGAAACAGATATAAAACCTGGAGATACCATCATAACACACCACAATGTTTTTAGACGTTGGCACGATGTTAAAGGTATAGAAAGAAATAGTAGAAGTTTCTTTAATGAAAAAACTTATCTTGTAAAAGAAGATCAAGTATTTTTATATAAAAGAGATAATGAAGAGTGGAAAGTTCCTAAAGGATATTGTTTTGTACAACCTATAAAAGATAAAAAATACTTAGGGGTTGATCAAGAGGAATCTTGTATTGGTATAATTAAGCATACTGACGGTTCTTACGAGAAAGGAGATTTAGTAGGTTTCACCCCATTTTCTACTTATGAGTTTATAATCGATGGTAAGAGATTATATAGAGTTATGACACAATTTATTACAATTAAATATGAATACCAAGGAAACGAAGAAGAATATAATCCAAGCTGGGCAGAAAGCGGTGGAGGAGTTAATCAAAGTAGCTAAAGAACCTATTGTAGATTCAGATGATGATATATCCGCTGATAGATTAAAGAACGCTGCTGCCACTAAAAAACTAGCTATATTTGATGCGTTCGAAATACTCACAAGAATTCAAGAGGAAGAAAATTTACTTGAGGGCAAGGTGCCTGAAGAGAAAAAAGAAAAAGTCTTCAAAGGATTCGCAGAAGGTAGATCTAAGTAATGTATAAGCAAAGTTTAGTTAAAACGGTAGAACCTATAAAAAAGACTACTGTTACGCGGATGAATAGAGGTAAGAAGTGGAAATATGGATATAATAAAGAACATGATTTAATTGTACTGTCTCATAGTGGTGTTATAGGTGAAATTATAGAAATACAAAATTTAATTATAGCGCTACCGAAACCACCTAAAGAAGTATATAAACATCCAAAGAATAAGTGGGTGAAACAAGAGTACCCTAAAGAACTTAGTCGTATTAAAAATATATTTGATTGGAGAGGTTATCCAGAAGATCAAAAAGAAAAATGGTACGATTACATAGACGAAGAATTTAAACGAAGAGAAGAAGGGTTCTGGTTTATGAACAACGGTAAACCAACTTGGATAACTGGTACGCACTATATGTACTTACAATGGAGTAAAATAGATGTTGGAGCTCCAGATTATAGAGAGGCAAATAGATTGTTCTATATATTTTGGGAGGCATGTAAGGCGGATAAAAGATGTTACGGGATATGTTACTTAAAGAATAGACGTTCAGGATTCTCTTTTATGTCATCAGCAGAAGCAGTTAACTTAGCTACAATATCGAGTGATGCTAGATATGGTATATTATCTAAAACAGGTTGGGATGCGAAGAAGATGTTTACCGACAAAGTCGTCCCGATTAGTGTAAACTACCCATTCTTTTTTAAACCGATTCAAGATGGTATGGATCGCCCAAAGACAGAATTAGCATACAGAGTACCGGCGAGTAAGTTTACTAGGAAGAAAATTACATCTAATGAAAAATTAGAGGAATTAGCAGGGTTAGATACTACTATTGATTGGAAAAATACTGGAGATAATAGTTATGATGGAGAAAAACTAAATCTATTAGTACATGATGAAAGTGGTAAATGGGAGAGACCGGACAATATATTAAACAACTGGAGGGTTACAAAAACTTGTTTAAGATTAGGTAGTAGAATAGTAGGTAAATGTATGATGGGGTCAACATCCAACGCCCTAGATAAAGGTGGAGATAACTTTAAAAAATTATATAATGCTTCAGATGTCACCTCGCGAAATCGTAACGGTCAAACCAAATCTGGTTTATATTCTTTGTTTATCCCAATGGAATGGAACTACGAAGGTTTTATTGACGAATACGGACTTCCAGTATTTGATAATCCAAGCGGGGATGTCCTCGACCCAGATGGTGAATTAATAGATGTAGGTATTATAGAGCACTGGGAGAATGAAGTTGAAGGATTAAAGTCTGATCAAGATGGATTAAACGAGTTTTATAGACAATTCCCAAGAACAGAAGAGCATGCGTTTAGAGATGAGGCTAAAAATTCTATATTCAACTTAGTTAAAATATACGAACAAATAGATTACAACGAAGGAATAGGGAATTCAGCAGTATTATCAGTTGGGAATTTTCAATGGGTTAATGGAATAAAAGATACGCAAGTGATCTTCTACCCAGATCCAAAAGGTAGATTTAAAGTGAGTTGGTTTCCACCTAGTCATATACAAAATAAAATTCTAATAAAGAATAATATAAAGTACCCTGCAAATGAACACATGGGAGCTTTTGGTTGTGATTCATATGATATATCAGGGACTGTTGATGGGAAGGGGTCAAATGGAGCTTTACACGGATTAACAAAATTTAGCATGGAAGACTGTCCTCCAAATCATATGTTCTTAGAATATGTAGCTAGACCACAAACAGCTGAGATATTCTTCGAAGACGTATTAATGGCTTTAGTATTTTATGGAATGCCACTTCTTTGTGAAAACAATAAACCACGTTTATTATATCATTTAAGAAGAAGAGGATATAGAGGGTATTCTATGAATAGACCAGATAAACTTTGGAATAAGTTGTCTGTAACAGAAAAAGAAATAGGTGGAATACCTAATTCAAGTGAAGATATAAAACAAGCACACGCGGCCGCTATCGAGATGTATATACAGAGTCATGTAGGTCATTTAGGCGATGGTAACTATGGGAATATATATTTTAACGAAACGTTAAATGATTGGAGTAGATTTGATATAACAAAAAGAACTAAATTTGACGCAACCATTAGTTCTGGATTAGCTATAATGGCTTGTAATAGGCACCTATATAGACCAAACGCGAAGATTGAGAAGCAAAAATTAAACATAAATATTGCGAAGTATAAAAATACTGGAAACGCATCTAAAATAATAAAGTAAAATATGGCAGAGTCTGTTATAAATAATTATTTCCCTAGTCAAGTAGTAAGTGATGCTGAAAAGCTAAGTTACGATTATGGACTAAAGATAGCTAAAGCTATCGAATCCGAATGGTTCCACTTAGATCGTGGACACACTAGACACACTACCAACAAAAACAATTTCCACAACTTAAGATTATACGCTAGTGGAAATCAATCAATTCAAAAATACAAAGACGAACTCTCTATTAACGGAGATCTATCATACCTTAATCTAGATTGGACACCAGTTC